AGATTACGGCCGAAGATGACTTCGTACACATCAAGGGCACAGGCCGCCAGACATTTGACAAGGGGTTACGAGTAAGAGTTAATGGATTAGGTGCGGCCGGTAATAATTATAGTATCGAAGTAGGTAACGGCTCGAACTTAAACATAGAAGTCAATGGCGGCAACATTAATCTCACTACATTACAGACAGGTGCAGATGGCGGTGACATTAATATCAATGCGAGTCGTAAGTTAAACATACAAGCAGGTACAGGTGTTGAGTTAACAACAAATTCAGGTGACATTAACATGAATACAGTGCCAGGCAAAGTGAACATCAAAGGTGACGAAATCAATCTAAACTAGCAAAAGCTTTTTGCTTAATCGTCATATACAAAACTGGCCATAGACCGTCTAACTACTGTAAGGGATCTGTTTTGCGATAGGTACTCAATGCACATAAATATTCATGTATGCCTATATCTGAGCAATCAGGTTTAGGTTTACATTCAAAATTTTTTTCGGAGGATTTTTTATGGCAAACACTTTGTCGAATACTCATAGAGTCCTTGATCGCAAGATAAAGGAACTAGAGCAATACTCTCCTCACAAATCACAACTCATCAAATCTCTCAAAGTCAATAAACTTCGTATCAAAGACCAAATGGTCAAGGTGGTGAACGAGCAGATTGATAAGTTTATATTACAGGAGAAAGAGAAACGTTATAAAGAAATGATACATAGTATTAATAGAGAAAAGAAACGAAAGAAGGTTGAGAGGGCCACGAGAAAACGTAAGATACAGGCCTATGCAGAAAGGTTAGACAAAGCAGCATTAAGTGGATAAGGATAATATCATAGAAGTATATACAAGGGATGTTTGTTGTGATGACGACCATCCCATTGTATATTATAACATACCACCGAGTACGAATGAGGCAGTCTGTGGGTATTGTAATAAGACCTTTGTATATGTAGGAGATTGACATGGGAAAAATTCTTTCTTTTACGAAGAAAAAAAAATCGGTAAAAAAATCTTCAAGTTATTTAGAGTATATGAAAGCGATTATAGCGAGTCATAGAGAAGGTAAGATACTTCAATTTCCTATGAGTAAAGTTATAAATAGAACGTATGGTAAAAAGTTTTAAAGAGCGTGAGCGAATTGATTATATTTGTGAGACCTGTAATCTTTACGAAGATTTAGAAATCACAGAAGCGGAATATCAAGGTAAGAAGGTCAAGTTAAATGACCCAATTCGTACAAGCGAAAACCCAAATAAAAAATTTAAAGTATATGTCAAAGATGGTGATACAGTGAAGGTTGTTCGTTTTGGTGATCCAAACTTAAGCATTAAGCGTGATGATCCAGCTCGTAGAAAGAACTTTCGTGCCAGACATAATTGTGATAATCCAGGGCCTAAGACAAAGGCAAGATATTGGTCTTGTTTTCAATGGCGTGCTGGTGCAAAGGTAGATAACTAGTATGAATAAGAATCGTTATGATTGGCGTGGTAACAAGGCTGAATATTCTGAAAGATATGGTTGGCACTTGAAACCCACTGAACAAAGAAGGCAAGAACGTTTACAAGAACACGTAGCAAAACGTAAAGGTCGTATTGACCATCGCACTAACCGTCCTGGAAAAACAAAATAACCTCTTAATTAACAAGGAGATATCAAATGTTAAAAAAATTAATATTCGTAACAGCCATAGGTCTAGCCGTATTTGCTTATCAAGCAAACGCAGCAGAAGTAATACCTTATGGTTCATTTAATTATAAGTTGTCAAATGATGAAAATTCATCTGGTAAGTCTTATAGTAAACTTGAAGATAATGGTTCATCAATTGGTGTTGAAGTCATAGACTTAGGCGCTGAGGGTGATACAATTACAGGCTTTGCATTACTTGAAGTTGGCGTGGATACTGACGATAGTGGATCAAATACTTTTGATTCTAAACTTGCATATGTAGGATTAGATTCAGATATGGGTAAACTATCAGTAGGTCGTCAATCACATCCATTTGCAGATAACATTGGTGGTAAAACATCAATCTTTAATGTGTATGGCGGAAGTAGTGATTGGAACTATGCTTCAAGATCATCTAACAGTATGAAATTTTCAACAACACAATCTGGCATTACGTTAGATAGTATTGGTATTGTTGACGGATCAAGTACAAACACAAATGCTTTTGATGAGTTCGAAGTTACAATCTCAACAAAGTTATTCGGTAGTGATTTATCAGTAGGATATGCTGATGATGTCAACAGCGATATATCTTATTGGGGTGTTGCAGGTTCTACTGATCTAGGACCTCTAAACATGAGTTCATCATATACAATTTATGACGCTGCAACTGACAAGTATGGATTAGAAGTAACAGCAAGTTACTCAATCTTTAGTGTTGGTTATGGTGATAAAGAAGGCACAGGTCTTGCTTATACAGCAGGCGTTGCACATGATCTAAACGATTCACTTAGCGTTTATGCAGAAGGTGAAATGAAAGATTTAGATTCTGGTTCTGATACGACTTCTTGGTCAATCGGCAGTAAATTTACATTTTAATCTAGGGCATTTCCAGCCCAAGAGAGGGACCTTCGGGTCCCTTTTTTTATTGGTAAAATGAATTAGGTTTATTGTTACCTAGACTTTTCTGATAAAGGTGGTAATCAAGAGCGACCTTCCAGTCGGCCCCATATTCTGTCCTGAAATAGCGAATGAGATTTGGATCCACATTGTCATAAGAATTAGTATTGTAGATATTGGTATAACGAGATAGTTTTTCAATGAAGTAGTTAAGCATAAATTTTTTATTCCTTTCATACAAATATATAGTTTGAAAGGGTATGTGTTTAACGTATAAAGATAGCAACATACCTATGCAGTTTTGACATAGTATATTTCAAGGCAAAAATACACTACATCTATAAATCTTTAATCTTATAAGTACTGGTGTGCGTCCTTCAGAAAACCCTCCAAGCTAGCGCTGAGAAGGATCCAGGACCTCATCTAAAGACTTGTAATGGTCCTGTGATATTTGTATTATAGCATAATGTATAACTTTGAAGAGGTCTGTTTTATTCTTACCTCTTTTCTTGCCATAACGTTGAGCATATTTTAAAATATTGCCCATGCAAAAACCTTCGCCATGGCCTTGATCAATAATGATTTCAGTGGCTTGTTTTTCTACACCGTTGGCATAGTGTTGTCTATAAGTATTATCAATGTAGTCCATAACTTCATTGAGAATATCTTTTTCTTTAAATTTATAATCTGGCATATACATCCTTTTGTTGTTTAGTTATTGTCATAGGAACGTGCTTCACTATTTTGTTTCGAATTGTGTTTGAATCTAATCCTAGTATTTTGCAGTATTGCATAAACTGTGGATCGTTATTCATAAACCAATCAATTGCTTCTTTTTTATGTTTGAGTTTTTTCTTACTTGTACCATCATAAGAAGCGTCCTCGATTGCTTGTTGTATAATACTTGTAATAAAATTTTCTTCTGGTAACATTATATATCTCCTTGTATTTGTGCTAAATATGCCCAATACTCATCGCCACTTTCTGTTTTATAACTAAGTGATCCTGAGTAGTCAAGATTTGTGTCATACTCATTTACTTGCATACCTGCTTCGCCAGCAGGATCATCTGCTGTTGTAGCAATAGATATGTTAGTAATTTTACCTTCTCTAGGTAAAATCTTTCTAACGTTTACAGATACGTTGTCGCCTACTTTAATTATCATGTAAGGCCTTTCTTTTCACATCTTCGAGGTATTCTTCTACCTCACTCATGTGATTGAAACCGATAAGGTCCCAAGCAATATCAGCACACTCACAAAGTAGTAATGCAGATTGCACAGTTTGAGCGCCTGATCTAATTTGGCTCTCTAGGTTAGATAAAAAGTTTTCAGCGTTATCCATCGCCCATTGTTTCACTTTACCCATTATATATTCCTTTCTGTTAGGGTTGATATTCCTGACACAGCGTCAGTTTCTATTTTTTTTGTTCTAAGATTTTTAATCATATAAGCGTTAGGACCAAATTTAGATTCTAGTCTATCAGCGTTATGTATTTTATTTCTTA